CTATGCAGCTTTTTCACATAATGTGCGTTTTTTACAGGTTATTACGGGTTTAATATAGTTGTACATTTTAGTAGGTGTATTTTCGTCTTGGTAAATGAATCGAAATCGTTTTTTGCGATAGGGCGACTTATGTTTTCCATGTTTGATGGAAACCAATTCTTCTTCCACTGGATCAACAAAGGCGGAAATATATCCACCTAAATCGCTTGCAAATTCTCGGGGACCTTTGATCACTTGAACGGTGGAAGTTACATTGGGATTGGTATGATTTTTACGCAATTCGACGACAATTTCTTCTACACGACGCTTTCCGCCTTTGATTAAACGTAGCGTAGTAGAACGCTTGGTCCTTTTTCTAGATATTTTGTGTGTTTTCCGTTTCATTGTCTTTTGCATTGCCTTTCTATATATTCCCGACACAATAATAGGGAGACTTTTTGTGTCGTTGTGTCGTTTCTTGGGATGTGGGATGGGATCATAAGGGGCGAGACGCCGTAGGCGTCTCCACCGTCGGCCGCCCAAAGGGCGGCCAGAACCTTGGTTTCCCTTAATGGTTTCCCTTAAAAAGTTGATTTTGTAAAAAAATATAAATAGTGTGACATACAACATTTATTGATACAACAACAACAACCTTCCAAACCTTTTATTCCATCCATCTAAAATGACCAAGAACGAAACCAAGTACAATACCCGCAATAAGAACAAAAAAATGCAATTGAAAAGATCCAAAAAGGACGATTCGTCAGATGAAGAGAGCATCGTTTCGTCCGGGGAATCGGAATCGGAATCGGAATCGGAATGGATCTCTGAATCGGATTCGACTGAAGATACTCCCCCACCTAAAAAATCTCGCAAAACATCGAATCGTCGCAGATCCTATGATGATGTAGACAAGGAAGATGAATCGGATGATGATTCATACGACGATGACGATTCATACGACGATGACGATGATGACAACTCGGGTTCATCTTACTCGGACAATTCTCAATCCGATGAGTCCGGTCAAGAATCGGAATCCAATGAGGATGAAGAGGATGACACCGAATCCTCACTTGATCCCAAAGAATTGCGCAAGACATTGGCCACACTCTTCCCGTCCAACTATATCAATCAAAAGGTCAAACGCGATCAAATGAATGATCGTAAAAAGCGTAAACAATCATCGCGTACAACAGATGAAAAAAAGTCCAAGTCCAAGTCCAACTCCAGGTGCAAGTCCAAGTCTACCTCGAAACCAAAATCAAAGTCATCGGTAAAAAAACACCATAGACATCGCAGTCGTCGTAATGATACTGAAGAAGAGAGTGATGAAGATTCGGATGAAAGCGTCGACACCGACGAATCGGAAGACGATGCGGATGCGGAGGAGGACGACGACGAAGATCTCCAAGATTTCAACATCATCTTCACTTCTCTGGGAGGTGGATCGAGCAATCGCAATCCGAAGGACGCCGCAGCGATCAAGTACGATCCCAAGGAAGAGTTAGACAGTGACGACGAACAGACGTTTATGAAAGAGTCCTACGAGGCAGTCGAACTGCCCCAACAAATGCAAAAGCCCAAAGAAAAGGTGGACAAGAAGCGCCACATCAAGAAACCAGTTGAAGCCACGGAGACCCGCGACATTGATAGCGAGTACAAGGAACTCGTCGAACTCAAGAAGGATCTCACGGAAAAACTCAAGAAAATGCCAAAGAGTAAGATTTTGCTAAATGCCCTCCGCGATTGCCAGACATCGATCAAGAAGCTCGTCAAGAAAACCCGGACCAAGAATACCAAGGAATACTACAATATGGTGAATTCCAAGGACAAGGAGATTAGCGAGATGGATTATTTCAAGACAAAGCTCTCCAACAAGGAGCAACTCAAGATTATGAAGGAACTCAAGCACGTCAATGATCATATGGTGATTACAAAACCCTACAGATTGATGTTGCTTGACAGCAATATACCCGCAAAGCACAAGGCCACCGTTATGCAAAAGCTCAATATGATGAATTCGATGGAGCCCGGCGACCCCGAATATTACAAGATCAAGACCTGGGTCGACGCCTTTATGCGCATTCCGTTCAACCAATACCAAAGTTTATCCGTGTCGATCGATGACGGAATCGAAAAATGCAGCGAATTTATGGAAAATGCCAAGAAGACGCTGGATGAATGTGTCTACGGTTTGGACGACGCGAAGATGCAAATTATGCAGATGAGTGGACAGTGGATCACCAACCCGAGCGCACTCGGCACGGCGATTGCCATCAAGGGTCCTCCGGGAACTGGCAAAACCAGTCTCACCAAGGAAGGTATCAGCAAGATCTTGGGACGCGAATTTTCGTTTATTGCTCTCGGCGGTACGGGGGATTCGAGTTTCCTCGAGGGTCATTCCTATACGTACGAGGGAAGTATGTGGGGCAAGATTGTCCAGATATTGATGGACAGCAAGTGTATGAATCCGGTGATTTATTTCGACGAGTTGGACAAGGTGAGTGACACGCCTCGTGGTGAAGAAATCATCGGGATTTTGACCCATTTGACGGATACATCGCAAAACAACCAATTCCACGACAAGTATTTCGCCGAGGTCGATTTCGACCTGAGCAAGTGTATGTTTATCTTTAGCTACAATGACGAGAGCAAGGTGAACCCGATTTTGAGAGACCGTATGTATCGGATTGAGACCAAGGGATACAATGCCAAGGAAAAGATGATCATTGCCAAGAATTTCCTTTTACCAAAGATCCGGGACCAGGTGCGATTCTCCGCGGAGGATGTGGTTTTGCCCGATGAGACCCTGGAAGAAATCATTGGAAATGTGGCGATTACACAGGGTGAAGAGGGTGTGCGTAATTTGAAGCGGTGTCTGGAGATTATTCATACCAAGCTAAACTTATTCCGATTGATGAAGCCGGAGAACAACATCTTTGCCAAGGATATCGATTTGAATGTCACGTTTCCCATTCGTGTGGTGAAGAGTACGGTGGATAAATTGATCAAACACAAGGACGCGATGAACCAGAGTTTGCTCGCCATGTACGTCTAGTTAAGGGAAACCAAGGTTTCCCTTATGATCCCATCCTTTAACCTTTATGTATAGGAAGCCCACAAAGCGGGCTTCCGTACATTATGCCATAGAACGAAATTATAATAAAACATATTTTTATTTGCAAAACATTAGTTTACGAACAAAACATTAGTTTACGAACAAAACATTAGTCTACGAAAGTAATGTTTTGCTTCTTCTTGTTTATTTATCGACAATGCACCAATGAACGAGGATCCTTGTTGCATCCGGGTCGGCTCGGTACCATTGATCTTACTTGCGCCTTTTTGCAGACCGCTGATCCACTGCTTCGAACGCGTACCAACGCCTCACGCCGAACATTCTCGTCCGGACCCGATGTGAAACTCATCGGCTGCTGACTGGCGTTCAGGGTACCGTTTCCAATCGCCGCAAAACCCCGTCTCGTGGTAACCGACGAACTGTCGCGATTTCCCCCGATCCATTTTTTCTGTTGTTGATATCGAGGTGCTTCACTGGGTAAACTCGCCATTCGGGTACTTTGGCTAAAAAACATTGTCTGTACTCCGCCAAACGATCCGCTTCGGGTTTGACCCATTCCCCTAGCGTTGGGATTGACCACGTTTGTAGCCGGATTCAAATCGAGAGATCGGCGATAGTTCTCACGCCCCTGTGAAAAGTCCGCCGTTCCGTCCGAAGTACTATTGTTTTTCACAGGCATAGCACCCCGGGAAGACAAAACACGATTGTTGATGTCATTGACAATGGGCAATTGTGCTAGAAATAATAGACGGCTCATTTTGTACTATAATACAGATAGAAGAAAAGTTGAATGAACGAATGTATGTTTTGCAGAAACAAATATAAATATACCCCGAATCGATATACAACCGATGGCTCACACCATATCTCATCCCGAGACTTTTCGCGCCAATGTTCGTTCCAAGCTGGAGCAACTGATTGGTACAATGGAAAATGAACCGAATATGTACCTGAATTTAGAAAAAGGTATCTTTAACTACGCAATCAAGGAGGCTACCCAGCGCAAAATCGTGAAAAAGTGGGAAAATGTGCATTTTACGCAACTCTATGTCGACAAGTTGCGCAGTATTTATATGAATTTGAAAAACCCCGAGTTCGTTGAACAAATCAAAAACAAGGATGTCACACCACAAATGGTCGCATTTATGACACACCAAGAGATCAAGCCATCGCAATGGAAAGTACTCATTGATCGTAAGATCAAACGCGATGCCTCGAAATATACGGACAATATCCAGGCTTCTACGGATATGTATCAGTGTCGCAAATGCAAATCCAAGAGATGTACCTACTATGAAATGCAGACTCGTAGTGCGGATGAACCCGCCACTATTTTCATTACGTGTTTGGATTGTGGCAAGCATTGGCGATCCTAAAACAAAACAAACCAAGAAAACCAAACAAAACAAAAAATTCGTTTAAAGACAAGGCTTTTATATCTGACAAGTGTAAAATGAGCATTTTTAATTTTATGGAAACGTTTTTCTTTGTAAGTTTAGGCATCACCTTTTTATTGATTTTGATGCTGGTCTATCATTTCAAGCAGCGTTTGAGTCATATTGAAAAAAAGGGGGATACGATGTTTGATATCGTCAACAATATGGTCAAAGAAATGAGTGTTATCAAAACAATGTGCATTGACAACTCACAATGTCAACAGCAATGTTCACCTATGAATTCGAATGATCCTTTTGTATTGCAACATTTATTCAATCAATTGACCATTCCTCAAGAACATTTAGCAAATGAGAATCAAGAGGAAGATATGTCTGTTCAATCCATTTCATCAATGGAAGACGATGAATCTGTTTCGGATCAATCAGACAACTCTGACTACGAAAACGAACCCGAGTCTCTCTCAGATAGATTTGAAAAGGTTCCCGTTTCGGATACGGAAGTCGATGAAAATCTAAATATGAATGATTCGGTGGAAGTTTCGGATTTGAATGTCGAAACTTTGACAGAGCCAAATGAAAATGTTGTTCAGAATCTACCGCCCAATACAGAAGACATTTCTGAAATATCGGCGTCATTGGTCTACAAACACGATACACCCGATAATACGGACACGGTTTCCGTGTCACCTTCGGAGGACAATCATTATCGCAAAATGCTCGTTTCTGAATTAAGGGAGATTGTGCATTCCAAGGGTATTATCATTGAAGGTATCCAGAAATTGAAAAAGAAGGAGTTGATCAAATTGCTAGAGGACCATTCCGTCTAAACAGAATCCGCACATTATTTTCATTTCCAAATATTAGCATAATCGCTTGGAAATGAAAAACAAAATTGTATCTACATTATATAGCAAACTGAATAATGTTGTCCGATATTTTTGGAGAGTCGTCACCTTTGACTATAAAAACAACGAAGAAAGAAGAGCCGCGTTTTGCTTATGACCAGCCCGAAGCCGTTCTCAACCGTCAATTTCTTCAACAAAACCAAATCCAATCGAATTGGAAATATCGCAAGTATTTGACCGAAAACTCCTTGGCCATTCGGAAACAAAATTTTATGGAAGCCGCCGTGGACATTGGATACAGCGAGAAATATGTTCCACAAGAAGAATCTAGCAAAACATCCACTCCCTATTTGTTCTCATCCTATTTAGATAACTCGAGACCGCAAGGATACCGTTCCAGTGATTTGAAGAATTCCTATTTGCAAAAGGAACAATTGGATTCGCGCAAGTTTGCACCCACAATCAAGAATCTTCGTCTATTCTGAAGCAAGTTTTACAAAATTGAAAGTCTTTTTTTTCAAGTAAATGGAATATACCCAACACATCAATATCAATATCAATATGTTTTCCCGTTCTACCTACAACGTTTCGTCGCACGTCAGCAAGTATGTTGTACGCATTGCGACTCTTCCATCTCAACTCGTCAATCTACGCGACGTACGAAGATATGTCGAGAATGAAATGCTGATGGGCGATGTTTCTACCGTCTTCATCAAAAAACACACAAACAATAAAACCCGGGCTTGTTTCCGAAGTGCGGTCATTGGACTCGAAAATATGAACGACACGTTTTATCACCAATTTCTACACAATGGTGACAATGGCATCGACTATCGTTTGAACCCTGTCCTTGAACCTTTTGTGGCCGACAACGGAATGCCACTCTACTACTTGAAGATGTATATGACCGAGAATACACCCTTACCTACAATGTCCACGGAGACACCCCTTCAGTTGAAAGACGATGATTGGAAGAGCATCTACATTCCCCACATTCCCGAGTTGTTGCTTAACAATGAGGGAATACCCAGATCGGCTATTTCAACCGAAGACGATATGATTCGCATTTTCGAGGAGGAACTCAAGTTTGGAAAGGTATCGCGCGTGGATTTCGTTCCGTTTGATGTAAAACCCGCCAACCGGGTAGTTCCCCACAGGAGCGCATACATCCACTTTGACCATTGGTACGACAATCTCAGAACAAGAACCATTCGCTCAAAGATAGAATCTCAGGGAGCCTTTCGCTACAGTGAGTATTACGATGAGAATGGATACCACAAGGCGTTTCGAAACGACGGATATTTGTTATTCAAGATCAACCACGCTCCCATTCCGGTTGCTGATGGAACCTACAACATTCATCAGTTGGCCGATATCAAGTTCAAGTTGGAGAAGCAGAATATGGAACTACGTGAAGAGTTGGCCAAGGTTCGTGGCGAGCTCGAGGAGATGAAATCGGCAATGAAGACAGATAAGTAAGGTCTACCCACTGTTATGACATAAAAACAAAAAACAAAAAACAAATAAAAAAATGTACATTTGTACATTTTTTTACGCAAAACATACCACTATTATGCATACGACTCTTCCGATAACTCACTTGTACAATCCAGGTAAGACGATTCGACGACATTGGTAAAGACCGTTTCCGGCAAAGGAAGAACCGATGATTTCTTGGGCTTTTTGTCCGTTTTTGCCTTACGTGCAGGTGGCTTCTTTACCTTCTTTTTTACCACGATTTCCTCTTCTTCTTCCTCCTCCTCATCCTCGTCTTCCTCTTCATAATCGTCGTCCTCATCGTCGTCTACCACGAAATCATCCTTGACATATCCCTCTTTGGTTTTAGGCAAAACATCCTCTTCCTCATCTTCCTCTTCCTCCTCACTGTCTTCCGATCCAATATCCTCGAATCCGCCAAACAAATGCTCGTAAATGACATTCCATCGTTTCTCCGTCAAATCCGTGATTTCACCCTCCGCGGTTTTTGCCACCAAAACACACGAGCCAAAATAAAGAGTATTGTCTACGGGCGGCGGAAAATCGTACTTGTTTTCTTGACCCGCACGACCCTTTGTTTTTCCATAGATTTCGATATTGTACAGATTGTTTTGCGCAGTCCCTAACCAAATATGCTGAAGTTCAAATCCGTCTCCATTTTTCAATGCGGCTTTCTTGTATAGTTCACTTGACTTGAATTCTTTGATACTTTGTTCTTTTATAGTTCCCGACTTTTCTACAACCAATATGGAGATTGTCATCGTGTGTATAGATATTTAGCATTATTTTTAATCTCTTTTCGTCGATAAATATGTTTTGCATTTGTTTGAGGCCATTTCTTTTTTACCTCGTAGTTATATATAGAATCAATGTCTACATCTAAAAACTCCATATATGTTTCACGACGAGGAAGACGTATTTCAAGGAAAAATATGTATAAGATAAAAGGGGGGGGAGCAGCTGTATCCAAAGTTAATATAGATGGAGAGGGAAACCCGACCGGATCGATTTTCCAAGAGCAGGATTCTTCCACTACTCCGTCTGATCCAAAGATTCCTGGCAAAGAAAAACAGAAAAGTCCTGGATTCTTTGGTATGATTATGAATTCTGCTACAGACGTTGCTTCTGAATTTGGTATCGGAAAAAAGAAAGATGAAGAGTCCAAGTCTGAAGAGTCCAAGTCTGAAGAGTCCAAGTCTGAAGAGTCCAAGTCTGAAGAGTCCAAGTCTGAACCTGAAGAAAAAGAGGATGAAGAAGATGAAGACAAAGAAGAGGACGATAATGAAGATGATGAAAATAAAATACAAGAACGACTATTATTACAGGAACAAGTTAAAAAACAAACGGAAATGATCAGTGCAATCGGTCAATTAACCGAAGCAATTGTGGAGACAAACAAACAATTATCATCCGTGTCCTCCGATCTTTCAGAATTATCCACCAATTTATCTACTGCCAACGAAATGGAACAACAAAAACAAAACACTGCATCTACACAATCAGTTGCAATGTCTCCCTCGGAATCACCCATTTTTTCCACGAGTGAAGAACCGTCTTCGCCTGAGTTGAAAACTGCTTCTATGGAGACTGAAACTCCTACTTCTGCTCCTATTACTGAGACCGAGCCTCCTACACCTACTCCTATGGAGACTGCTCCTCCTACACCTACTCCTATGGAGACCGCACCTCCTACACCTACTCCTACTCCTATGGAGACTGCACCTACTACTATGGAGACTGCGCCTCCTACTATGGAGACGGCAACACCTACACCTACACCTGCACCTGTACCTACAACTATGGAGACCGCACCTCCTATACCCGTCACGGCTACTACGGAACCCGTTCCTCCTGTAAAAGTCGGTGGAAAATCCAAACGTAAATACCGAAAAAGAAGACGATTTACAAGAAAAATGAACCGCAAACGCAAGACTATGGCAACCCACGACTTGCAGCATCAGTCGTAAAGCGCAGCATCAGTCGTAAAGCGCAGCATCAGTCGTAAAACTCAAGATCAAATGAATACATTTTTTGCCAATAATCGGGATGTGTTTCTAAGTATTGAAATTTGCGAACAGTGTAGTAGGAACGATCACCGTAAGAATAGCTAATTTCCAGTCGTTCTTGATATGTCTCACACTTTCTACCAAAACCTCCACTATATTCACGAACCACCAAAGATATTCTATAAAAGCTAGAATATCCTTCATCATCAGTAAAATATACCTCGCCTGCGTCATCATAATTCTCCGTGATTTGAACCGGAGAATGTTCGGGTGTAAAGTAGATTTCTTCGACTACGGGTCGATCTAGTATTCTTCTATAAATGGGCAAATCTCGCGGCAAATGTTTTATGTATTTTCCAGATCTCAAACGGTAATCCAACAATTCCAATATTATATGCTGTGCTGCATCCGGCAGTCTTTTACAAAGTGTCGTTTTCATTCTAAGGCTTGATTATTCTTTGAATGATTACATACAATGGACGAAAAACACAATTCAATTTTTCTAGTTTGATTCATTGAATTCCAATCTGGATAAACAGTAGTAATAATATGTGGAACAGCATTCTTTTGCAAATCGGTATTTCCATTTTCATTATTTTTTGTATTCACCATTTGTACATTTATTGCAAAACAAACTTTAGCACGCAAAAAACAAAGGATTTGGTCGCCATTCATACCCAAAAATACAATGAAATATTGAACCAGATCCAAGAATCCAATGCACGTGAAAAAGCCGAACTTGTACAAAAGCTGACAATGACCGATACGCCGTCTCCCCCCTTTTCGTCCTCGTTCGATGCCACCACTCCAGAAACCCATTTGTCTGAAACCGACTTGGCCATTATGCAACGTGAGATGGACGCTTTTATCCAAGATACTCTATTGTAAAAATGTACAACGTCTCTCAACATAGTATTATGTCCTATATCTATATAGTACATAACAATTGTCTGTCTGCTAATATATTCACTATAAAAATATAAAATGGAGATACATTTAGCCAATGCCAAACGAAATGGACTGCCCATCGTAAATGCGGACCTTCACAAAAAATGCGGTTCCAATGCGTACCATTTCGACCTCACTCACTATAAATATCGTCATTCAACATCGGCTTTATTCAACCCTCAAAAGAATTATGATATTATCTTGTGTTTATTCCACAACGGGAATTGTATCTCGAGCGTTTCGGGAAATTATGATTCATCTATACATCAAATGGAGCTCGTGTCCAAGACCAAAGAAGAATACGAAGGGCGCAAATTCAATCTCTATCTTCGCGCAGCATTCCTCTATTTGATGACGTTTATCAGACCCAGCGTCGAATCAGTGGCATCTTTTTCCATCAATCCCGTCTCTACCTATACGATGTACAAGTATTTTCACGCATCCAATCCAGACTTGGACGAATATGTGAAAGCAAATGGATTGACACCCGAATCTTTTACTGTGTCAGATGCCCGTAAGTATCATACCTATTTTAGTGAAAAATACAAACACACACCGGAAACAGCCAAACAAACCGTCAAAGAAATGCTAGAGGAGGGCTATTCAATGGAGGATCTAGGATGGGATTCGATGGAAGAGGCCGTTCAATCCCTTATGTCGGCGACAAACCATAACGATAGTATCATTTCGTTATATTTAGACATTCGACCCAAAGAAGTCCAAGATTTTTTGCTTCAAACCCTTTCCTCCATCCAAGTTCATTGTAAAACATCTAGTATTCCGAAAATGTCCAAGAAAACACTGAAACGAAAACCGGTCAAGAGTTCCAGAAAGTACAAATTGAAAAGTCGCCGTACTTCCAAATAATATTTTGGAAAACCATTTAGAGTTGAATCGCGTGTAGAATATAGTTCAAGTATTAAATCATCGCCATTTTAAAATGACCGTATACAATGATCATCAAATGAACGATATGATGAATCGTTTTCCTGCCTTTGAACTTTCTTATGAACTAGGACAACATAAGAAAGTTTCGTCTGATTACGATATATGTTTGGCCATTCCCTATGGAAAAAAGGCGTTTATCTGGTTCACCTTTCATTTGGAGCAAAACGTCTGTCTTCTTTTGGAAACGAATCGCGATAAAAAAGTGATCAAAATGACCGAAATGTCGGCAACGGGCATCCCCCTCGATTTGGCAAAAGGCACCTTGTTGTACGGATGTATCTATGAACATACCGATCGTTCGAACTATTTCGTGATTGAAGATATGTTTTACGCAAAGGGGCTGCCGTTTACAAAACAAACAATGTCTGAAAAAATGGGGTGTTTGCATCAATTATATAGTCAATACGCCGAGACATTTTTTCAGATGATGACACCGATTGCATTACCGGTGATGTGGCCGGTGAATGCCGACATATCGGATGCGATTCCTGCAAAATGGTCAAACCAAATCGGTTACACGGTACATCATTTACAATATCGATCCTTGTATACGATTGTTCCCTTTATCAATTATTCTCGAATGGTCAATATGGAACACACGATAATGAATCAGCCGAAGGCCACTGCAAAAAAAGAGGAAGACGATTTGCGATGGATGTTTTTCGCTCCTCCGCTCCCCTTCTTTTCTTACTATAAACCCCAATACAAAATGGATACCATTTTCGAATGCCGTGCCGACTTGCAAAACGATATTTATCATTTGTATGCATTTGGTCGCGTAAAACAACAGCCGGAATCATACAAAACGCAGCGTACTTATTGCGGCGTGGCCTACATTCCCAATTGCGAAATCTCGGCATTTATGAATGGACTCTTTCGCAATATCAGGGAAAACGGGAATTTGGATCTTTTGGAAGAGAGTGACGACGAAGACGATTTTCTGGATCAACGCGTTGACAAATTCGTGGATCTGAAGAAGGCGCTCTATATGGAATGCGTTTTTCATCCCAAATTCAAAAAGTGGATTCCTGTTCGACAAGTGAACCCACGAAAGGTTTCGTTGGTTCCTATTATAAGATTATAGACCTTTATTCTCCAGGGGATTTTATCTTTGGGACCTTTGGGATCTTTGGGACAGTTTGCGTTTTTTATTAGAGGATTCTGTGATAGCAGGTACTCCATATTGTGGATCTTCATTTATAAGTTTTATCAAATTTGCTAAATATCTTTCTTCTGTAATATGTTTATCTATTCGTTTGGGATCGTCGAAAGACTCATAACTAACACCAACATACTGCTCTCTATCCTTGATAAAATCATCTAATATTTTTTTAAGAGCTGCGGATAATCTTTCAGCTACATCCTTATCAAAATCTATCAGATGTGAATTTGCGTCGCCGCGCATTCTATCTCTTTTATTTACTAATGCGATTGCATATATAATATTATCTGCCGTTTGTTTATCTGCTCGTTCTTTGATAATAGCTGGAGTATCCAAATATCTTGATAGAAAAGACGTAGACGTTTTTTCAGTTAGGAAATCTTTCAGTTTCTCTATGCCGCCGCCCCTTTGGTAAATGTTTTTACGCACACTTTTATTACGTGAATACCCGGTTTTTCTTCTTCGGACACTCTTTTTGCGATACATCTATATAATATGCACTCAATTTTATTTTGATTCTCTAGGTCCACAATAGACCTAGAGATTCTTACCAATCATCCATCAATTTTCCGGCCAACAAATTCGTCGTATAGTCCGGCGAGGGAGAATCAAACAACCATTTGTTTTCACGCATACATTCCAGTTTTTCGTAGATGGAAACGTTCTTGCTTTCCAATCGTTTCAGTAATTTCATTTTCCAATGATTCATCGTGATATTGTACATAGGATCAGTTTCAACGATAATGGGTCGTTCATCATATCCGCCCTGTTTTTTGTTAGGTTTGAAAACCACATCGACCGGCAATGGGAGAGAAGATGACGGTTTAGGAATCTCCGTAAACATCATTGAAGACATTGAAGACATATCATTTGTACTCGGCAAAACGAAGAAACAATAAAATGTCTTCCAGAACATTGGATTTTTATTGTGTATGATTACTACTTTCTAAACCGTGAATTGCCTATATCCTTTTCGTTGACTTTTTATTTTGATTGATTGTTTTGATTGTTGCGCAAAACCCTCCTTGTTTTTCTACCCATTTATTCTATAAAATGTCTATTTGCGCCATCGCCGTATTCACTGGAAAAATCAATGGCACCGTCAGATTCAGTGAAACGGGATCCTCCGACAAAATTCGGATCGATCTGCAACTGTCCGGACTCCGTCCCAATCATTTGCACGGATTTCACGTCCACGAAGCTGGCGATTTGACCGATCAATGTACCAGTATGTGCGCTCATTTCAATCCATACAATAAAAC